GTCAAAGATTATCGCTGGCGTTTACGGTAGTCGGCTGTATCTCGGCACGGAAGAGGCAGGACAAATTTTGGAGGGTGCAACAGCCATTGCACAAAATTCAGATTTTACTATAGTGGGTAGTGTTTTACATGCAACGCATAATGGCGAAACTGCTATTGCAGTAACCTCTAACCTGACAATCGGCGGAACAGTTACCCACGTAACAAACGAGGGTATAGTTGCTATAAACGGCACTTCTGATTTAACTGTTGTCGGTTCTGTTGCTCATGTTACAAACTTGGGCGAAATCGCAATTAACGTTACTTCTGATTTGACTCTTGCCGGAAGCATTTTACATGCGGTAATCGAAGGGGAAACTACTCCGACTATTACTTCCGCATTGACTGTTGACGGAAGCGTTTTACATCAAACCATCGAAGGTGCTATTGATATTGTTGTAACATCTGAGTTATTGGCTGTTGCAGATAAAACAGGCTCACACGAAGGTATTGCAAATATTCAAGTTAGCTCTACTCTCGAAGTAGCTGGCTCTGTATCTCATAAGACTATAGAAGGTGCGGTGGTAATTGGCGTAACCTCTGAACTGATAGCAAACGGGCATGTTGCTGGTACTCAAGAAGGTACTGTAACTATAAACGTTACTTCCTCTCTTGAAGTTATCGGAACTGTTGCTCACGTTACTAATGAGGGTGCTACTACAATTAATACAACCTCCGAACTGCTTATAAGCGGAACTGTTTCTCATCAAACCATTGAAGGTGCTACTGCGGTTGATACGACTTCAACTTTAGTCGCTGTTGATACGGTACTACACCAAACTTTGGAAGGGGCAGTTGCAATTTCTGTAACTTCCCAATTATTGACAGAAGATACAGTTACACATGCAATTTTGGAAGGTATAAATGATATTACTATTCAATCCAGTTTGGATTTGGTTGGCGGTATCATACATACTACTCATGACGGTTTAGTGGCAATTAATGTTACATCAGAATTATTGGCAGAATCTTGGAAAGCGGGAACGCAAGAAGGTGCTTCGACTGTTTCAGGAACTTCTACATTAGAAGTTGTTGCGACTGTCTTACACCCCATCCACGAAGGTGCTACAACAATTGATGTTACTTCTAATCTGTTGGCTTTCCCAGAAGTGGGAGGTTTACTAGAGGGTGTTGCTGGCGTTGACCAAACTTCTGCGCTAACAATATCCGCTACGGTTACTCACTCTGTATATGAAGGAACTAGTGAAGTAAATGCTTCCTCTGAAATAAATATAACAGGCGAAGTGCTTCATCCTGTTTATACAGGCGAAAGTAGTATATTAGCCACATCTGAAATATCGGTTGTTGGAACAATTGACCATTTAATTAATGAGGCATTAGCTGAATTAGGTATTGCGTCAGAACTAGGAATTACAGCAGAAGTAGTCCGTGCGATTATTGATGCCATAGCAACCCCTGATATAAATGGGGAGCTTTCTCTTGAAGGCGAAATTCTACATGCAATATTAGAAGGTGAAACTTCCATATCGTTATCTAGCCAATTATTTGCACAGGCGTTTTTAGGAACGTTAAATGAGGGCGAAGTAAGCATAGAAGCTATTTCCCAATTAATTATAAATGGTGTAATTATAAGGCTACTTAAATGCAATATATACACGGTTGAAAAAGATGATAGGTCTTATGTTGTAGGAGCTGATAATAGAATTTGTGCAATAGACAAAGATAATAGAATCCATGTTGTTACATGCTCAAATACATGATATAGTGTAGAGAAAGAAAATAATATTTATGAGGTAGTGTGCAAATGATAAATGATAATATTAATAAAATAAAAGACCCGCATGGAATTCTTGTATACGCATTCTATTGGGAAAAATACTTACCAGAAAATGCGGTAATTGATGAACATTGGCTTACGGTAAACGATGGTATTGAGGAAGATGGTGGAATTACCATTAGTAACGATTACCATACCGATACCGAAGTCTTTTTCCTTGCTTCTGGCGGAATTTTAGGTAAGGAATATGATGTAACATGCAAGATAAGATATGGTATAGAAGTGGATGACCGCACTATGAAAATTATTATCAATAATAGATAATATGTGTTAAAAAAAGAATACCCCCAATTTCGGGGGTATTTTTTTATGCATTGAAACTATTTTATTTAGGCTCTTCCTAATTAATTTTTTATAAAATATCAAATAAAATCATAGTTTTATTTAATAGAGTGGTTCGCCATCTTCTACATGGAGATATTTGCCAAGAAGTTCTTTTACACACTCTTGACAAAAATTTCCAGCAACTCTTACGCCATCTCCAAATATTGAGCTATATCCTCCGATAAAGTTTATATTCAAAAATTCTTGTACTTCAAAAATGTCTACATCACTAACACTGCATGAGTATGTTTTGCCACAGCAGTCACAAGTAATTTCATCCTTAACAAGCACCTCTTTGGTTTCCGCTCTATATGTTATCATTATTTATCCTTCTAAAATTTTTCTTTCAATAAAATGATATCCTCATTTTTTACTGTTTTACTATCGCTTATACTCCGGTGCTTCCAAATCCACCCTCTCCACGAGTCGTTTCATCCAAAGATTCAACTTTCACATATGGGGATAACATGACGGGTACAGTAAGCAATTGGGCAATTCTGTCGCCTTTATTTACAAAAAATGTAACACCGGAGTGATTATATAGCACAACCCTTACCTCTCCTCTATATGTAGAGTCTATACAACCTGCCCCTACTTCAATGCCATGGTTTGCTGATAAACCGCTTCTTGACCATAGCAACCCAACATATCCACTTGGAATAGCGACACGTATTCCTGTAGAAACTACGTCTCGCGTTCCAGGCTCTATCATCACGTCTTCGCTAGCACAGATATCTAAACCGGCGTCGTAGTCATTCTTCTTTGTTAATTTGTATTCCTCTGTTGTGTATATACCTTGCATAGAATTTATTTATCCTCTCTAATTATATTACGTATTTCTGGAAGAACATGCTTCCATGTGTAATTGCCTTTTATTAAATATATAGTGTTATAACTAACTCCGTACTCCAAAGCTAAATCTTTTACTTTTTTACCATCTAATAGCAAATATATTATTTTTGCAACTTGGGTATCTGTTAGAGTAGCTTTTCCATGCCTCTCTCCTTTATGGCAAAGTTTTTGTTTAGCAAGAGCCTCTGAAGACAGTTTCCTACCAACTAGTGATAGCGAGATGTTTCTTTTTTCATCATCTGTTCTTGGAATGCCTATATTCCAAGGTATTTTGCCAATATTTGCCTCACTAATTTTTCTTTTAGTTTCCTCGTTTTTCGGCTTTCCTTTATTTCCCGTGCTTATTTTTATTCTCTCTTCATCAGTGTGCTTTCTTCCCCACCAAGTTGATAGCTTTCCTGTTTTACCGTATTGCGGATTATTTGCGCCACCGTATCTTCCTTTCAGTGATTCTGAAATTCTCATTTTTGTCTCTAAGCTAGGAACCCATCCTGTTGTAGAGCCACCTCCAATGGTCATATTATAACCGTTAGACTCTTCGGCATTTATATAAGAATTAAAAAACGATATCCAGTATTGCTCCTTTTCATTTAAATCTTCTATTGAAACGGCATTATCAATAACTTCCCATGTTATAGATTCACTGCCATATTTATCCATGGCACGACAAAAAGCAGCATTCTTTCTTTTTTTATCATTAATGTGAGAACTCTTCCTAATATTTAAATCATTTACTGTTTGTCCTATATAGCACTTACCATTCGGAAATGTGGCTTTATATATTATTCCAAAAACACTTTTTTCTTCCATTTATACACCTCCACGTGTATTGTAATTAGAGTGTAAAAAGAGTGGTGGAGCACCCTTCTCACACTCTAATATAGATTGTATCACACTTTTGCTATTTTGTCAAGGGTTAAAGTATACCAATTTTAAAAGTGGTTAGTCGTAATATGTTGATGTAGCAGCTGTAAGGCTTTCTTTTGTACAGAAAATGCATCTTTTACTACCGTTTATTTCAACCATATCTTTTCCGCACATCGGGCATAAATCTTTTTTTATATTTCGAGGCGATAAGACCTCAATTTTTCGACTTCCGTTACGGTATACTGCTAGCCCCTTACACCCTTTTTGCCACGCAAGCATAACTGCGTTTGCGATGCTTTCCCTCTTTGCGTTATTTGGGAAATTAATTGTCTTCGAAACACCAGACTGGATATGTCTTTGTGTCGCGGCAAGCGTCTCAATATGTTCTTCCCAAGTAACTTCCTGCGCCCCGTTAGAGGAAACAGCACAGCGAAAATAAGGTTTTTCAGCCAAATCATTCTCAAAAGTATACGTTCCAGTCTTATCGTTACGTACAGTAATTTCACTAAAAATAGGTTCAATACCACTAGAGCATCCAGCGATTAAACTAATTGTGTTGTGCGATACGACGCTGTTTGCGATATAGCAATTATTTTCAAGAACCTCAATATCAAAAGTATTTGCTTTTGAATTTTCTACATCTAAAACCGTATCAACCGTGCAGTTATTTAAATTTAATTTATCTAACTGGTTTCTTATTTCTTTGGTTTCAATAATTCTTTTTGTAGAGATTGAGTAAACTCTATACATTGTACCCCCAAGCCCAGATACCCGTTTTTGTATTCTTGCGTCTTTTCCTAATGCTCTCGAAATAACAACCCATTGCTGGGCAAACACTTTGCTGGCTGTATCTATATATCTAACGCTTCCGCTGTGGCTACCGTCTGCAAAATAAAACCCATCCATAAACGCCAATAGATTCTCTTTGCTGAATTGCCTAATCGCTTTTGTAAATATAATATTTTTTGCTTTATTTTTTACAAAATCGTTTTCTTTTAACCATCTTAAAAGTTTAGATGAGTTGAAACATACAGAAACGCATTTTTCTCTTTTATCGAAATAAATGGTCGGACTTATTCCGAACAGCTTTTTTCCTAAATCAGATACATAAAGATAATCTTCTTCAGTAGAATTAAAATGTAATCTTATACCCTTTTTATGAAAAGAGCCGTCTCCAAATAAAATACCTAAAAATTCAGCCAGTTCTTTTGTAACTGTTTTTGGATAAAAAATTTCGTTTTCATTAAAATGACCATCATTAAAACTTGATTTAAGGATGGGGTTATTTGTATTAGTATATGTTCCTAAGGGAATAACTAGGATATCCCCTACCCCCAGCTTATCCGCTTCTTTCCATATATATTTCCCATCTTCCAAAACTCGGTATTGATGATTATATGTTGATTCTAATTCTATTCCACTACTCAGCTTAATTACTTTTGTATTCTGGAGGTTGTTTACAAAGAAATTACCAGATTCTTGATAAGCGTTTTCTTGTGCAACATTTATTTTTATCTTTTGCCATCTTTCTCCGTTTATGTCTCCTAGTTCTTGTAATTCTAAGATACCTTTATCTGTAACGACAAGAGTATCCTTTTTTTGGCAACCGGTCGGTGCAACGGTATTAGTAGTTATATTGCGGCGTGGTTCAGGAAGTTTCTGGCACTGCAAAGGAACACCGTATTCTTTTCCCATTATTTCAGATTCATCAATAGAAATTTTCTCCATAAAGGCAAGAATCTTTTCAAGTAGGTCAATTGCTTCCCGTGAGCCATATGCAATTTCTTTCATTAAAAGCATATCTGCATATCCCATAATCAAAGTTGTTACTAGCATTTGCTAGGCTAAGATATTTCTACTTAGCTCTCGTATTCGCATACGAAGTTCGGACTATACCTTCAAACAAATCGACAAAATCGTTTTCTATGCCAAATGTTTTTTTATGGCACGAAATACACAAGGTTATTAAATTGCAATCGTCTAATCTTTTTTCCCAGTAAACAGAGAGAGGATGGATATGGTGAACGTTTAAAGAATTTTTAGTTTTTAACGGAGTGAACCCGCATTTTTGACAGGTAAAATTGTCTCGAGTCATAACTTCCATTCTTTTTTCTACCCATTCACCAGAAGCGTAAAATACGGCTTGCGTTGAAGATTTTCCGCCTTTCCAAGCGGGAGAATTCTTCCCTGTTTTTCCATACATTGGGTTATTTTTTCCTTTAGATACACCCGACTGTATTCTTTTAGCAGATATTTTCTTTCTTGTTGCAACACCGTGTGTTTTCCCATAAAAAGAATTATTTTTACCGCGCAAGCTTCTTTTTATATAACCTATGTGCTTCTTTATAAGTCTTTCAAATAAACTTCTAGAGCCTTTATAACCAAGCCCGTTAAAATATTGTGATATTTGCACATAAGACATCTCTCTGTTTTCTCTTAAATCTACTAGCAAATCTAGTAAATTTGGAAAATCATTAAATAACCTTGTTACTTCTTGTTTCATTGTTTCCTCCACATCTAGTCTCTGAGGGTTCTCTATTATAGATTATACCATACTATATAGTATTTGCCAAGGTATAAGTAAGAGCCTTCCCTGCTGATTGGCTGCAATTTTTCATTCTTACTAAGACAATTTAGTAGAAAAATATACACAGTGTTTCCAGCATTTGGTGGAGTTTATACTCAGCATTATAGTTTACCGAGTCCAACAGCCCGATTTTCCTTTGCCCATCGGTCAATATCTTCTGTCGGGAAAACTCCGCGGTCAATAACCGAATCTAAGAATCTCATCCCTAGCCGGATAGTTACTTCAAACTTATCCCAATCAAAATTCTTTTCCTCGTCTAAAAATTTAGATAAATCAATAGAACCAAGATTACAAGAGCCATTGAAAGGCAAAGGTTGTTCGCTACAAGGATTACTACTGATTAATTCTTGCCCTGTATATTTGTATGGTGAATCATTAATTGTATCATAGAATAATATCCCAGGCTCTCCATTTTTCCACATGCCTTCAACAATCATTTCAAAAATATCTCTTGCGCGATATTCATTATATTTTCTAACAGTTGTGCTTCCATCAGGGTTAGTAAACTTAAATCTCGTCCAATACTTTTCATCTGCTATGACTGCCCGCATAAAGGCATCGTCTACAGTAACAGATATATTGGCGTTTTCAATTCTCCCTTCTTCCGTCTTGGCATTTATAAATTTAATAATATCTGGATGATACACCGATTCTGTCATCATCAAAGCCATGCTTCTAAAGCCAGATTGTGTCATTGCTTCCATATCGTGTGAAATCGTATCAGCAAATTTGATACCTCCACCAGCATATCCGTGACTACTGCCGTGCACAAAAGAACCCTCTGGGCGAATTTTACTTAAACTAAATCCACAGCCACCACCCTTTCTGGCGATTAGCGCTATATCTAATTTTGTTTTATAGATGCCCTCAATTGTGTCCGGAAAATCAACTACAAAGCACGCCGCTAAGCCACCATCAGGTTTACCTGAATTCACTAAGCATGGTGAATTTGGAATAAAATATGTGTTTATTATCATCTGCCTAGTAATTTCTTTTCTATCTTGTGGCGCATCTGGAATAACCCATTCAACAACCCTATTGGCAATATCTTCCCAAGAGTTTTCTCCTGTGTGATAATACCGTTTCTTCAAAATATTTTGAGCAACCTTTGAAATTGCCCTTTTCTTTGGGAACATTGTCTCGGCACTATCCATCTATTTCTTCTCCTGTTCATTGTAGAGGCAAATTCCTATAAGAGCATAACTTGCCAAATCCATTAATGTATCTGTAATTTTTTCGCCAACCATGTCCAACTTTGGATTTCTTGATAAATTTGCAACTCTAGTAAATTTATCTGAAAGTCTAACCATACACCCTTCAAACGGGGTAACGCCAAACAATTCTGATTTTCTAAAATTAGACCAAGAATCTGCACTTTCACCAGAATATCCTGCATTCTTTTGTTCGTGCATTTGCTTCATTTCATCCAATAGCTTTAAATACTCTTTACTAACCATTATCCTCCTTATTATTTGTCCATATTTTATATAATTCTATAATATTATTCCAATTATTTGCCCTATTGCCAGACCACTTTAGCCCAAGATTCCAAGGTGCATTGAATAATATTTTATTTTTTGCATTTGTAGACCTGACATTTGTAAGATTATCATCAATCATATAGTCACCAATAATCAATGATTTATCAAATGTTTCTATATAGTTTTCTTTTGTTGGTTGAAAATCATTATCTTCTAGCCATATAAATTTTCTACCAGCGACAGATAGAAATGCTGCGGTAACAAACACAACCCTAATACCCTCACTGCGAATAAAATTTATCCCGTCTAACGCCCCTTCTAATGGGGTAACAATATCATAAATAGATGGGCTAGTCATTATGTCATATATTTTGTTACCACACTCTGGTTTAACAAATTTTGTAATATCCCACTCTGTAATATCAGAGGTATTTAAATTGTCATCATATATTTTGTTATAGATAGATAGTGTTGGGCTAACAAGAGAGCCCAACACATCATCAACATCACATAACAAAATTTTATCTTTATTGTTCATTTACATAATTTTATATATTCTTCCAAGCTCTAAGCTGGAAAAATAAATTTCAATCCCGTTGTGATTAACAAACAGCTTATCATCTTCTTGCCTAATAACTTCAAATTTAGTTCCAGATGGAATGTCACCAAGTTTACTTAGTGTAACAATTTGAATAGGCTGTTTATCTTTTGGCTTATCCTTAGCTAGTTTTTTTGGTTTTTTTACTTGTTCCACTATTTCTGTGGCAATGGGCTCTTCTAATATCAACGTTTCCTCAGCTTTAATTTCTGGAACCTCAACTTTTATTTTGATTTCTTCTTTCATTGGTTCTTGTTCATTATATTCTTCCATAATTTCTCCTTATTATATTATTTAATATGATTATACTATACTATATTTGATTTGTCAAGAGCGAGTTGGTACATAATCAAAATTTGCTTCAAATAATTTCCGGCTAGCAACATAGTCACAAAAATGTATCAGCTTCTGATAGCTTGTTGCTGGCACTGGGGCAAATTCTTGAAATGTTTTTTTAGATATATTCCACTGTCCCATATGTGTTTCTATACATGAATATATTAGTTCCAATTGTTCACTTGGAAGTAGTGTATTTATTTCTTCATTATTTTTTAACTGTTCTATTGCAATTACTGGGTGTTCGTCTAGCGTATATTTGCTGTGTGATATACCAGACTTCCATCCATCATGTAGCATCAAGGCTACAACCAAAAGGTCGCGGTCATCATCAGATATTCTTTCATACCAAGCCAATCTAAAACATTCTACTAAAAACCTAACGGCTACTTTAGTGTGTCTCACTAAGCCACCATCACCCAAAGCATAATCTGGATGATATTTACCAGTACTAGAAGCTGGGATATAAAAGAAATAATTTGGTAGCGAATTAATGGCTCCTATTGCATAATTCTTTATGCTGGTACTTTTTATAAGCCCAATTTCTTCTTTAAATATCTCAAGTCTTTCTTCTGGCGTAAATATTTCTTTTGTACTCATATTATTTTTTCTTTGTTCCTTTCACAATGTCATTAAAATTATCGGGTGGAATTATATCATATTTATATGCCCACCAGTCAAAATCTTCTAAATCATCCTCATACTTTCCGTCTCCAACATATTTCCTTCTCGGTTCTTTTATAAAATATAAAAGCCTTCCATCACTTCTCTTGGAGAGATTTAATTTGATAACCTCACCGCCATAGAATACATTCTCGTCAAAGACTTTCTTTCTGATTTTTATTGAATTTATTTTTCCGTTTGCAAGGCAATATACTGTTGCCCTTGGTGCATATTGCAAATCAACAGCCATTACATATAAATAATCTTTTGGGATATCGTATTGTGCCTGTATATTTCCCAGAATGTCACTTTCCAATGACAATTGAACTGATAAATCGAAGTTCTCGTCTTGGAGTGAGTCCCAATATTCCTTTAACGCTACGATTCTTTTTCCCTTAGTTTTATCTGTATGCTTGCTAGAATATCTATTTTTACCTTCGGTAAACTCCTTATAAAATTTATATAACTTCTTATTGCCTCCAAAATTATCAAAATATTGAATATATATTAGTTTTTCAAAGTGCGAATATAAAATCCCATTGTTTTCTGCATATATAAGCAAATCAAAGAAGCTATCAAATTTCAATTGCGACAGGTCGTACATATCTTCTCCGACCTTTTTGCCAAAGCTTTTTATGCTCTTAAGGCTTGAAGTAATAGCCCAATTATCTTTGTCTAAAACAATGTTTCTATTATCCTGTCCAAATCTATATGGTGGAAAGGAAATTTTATATGCGTGCTTTGCTTCTTCTTTTGCTTTTGCTAGTCTATCCTTATCTCCATCCTCTTCACAAATCGTTAGGAGTGTTTCATAAAACTCTAGTGGATAATGAGATTTTAAATATGCTCCATATAAACTATCACCAGCAACCGAATATGCATGGCTACTGTTGAACGAATAATGTGCACTATCCTCAATAACTTGCCAAGTATTTTGTGCTACTTTTGCGCTTGCTATTTCGTCTAGACTTTCCTTCTTCATTAGCCTATTTTTCATTCCGTCAATAAATCTATCTTTATATTTGTAGACTTTTTCAGCCCTTTTCTTGGCAATGTTCTTGATAATTTCGTATGTTTCTGCAATTCTAATTCCAGAATAGGCTAAGACCTGCATAGCATTTTCCTGATAGAGCATATATGAATATGGGAATTGCTCTGTTTGAATTAATTCGTCAAGGGTTTTGATACCATATTCAAATGGTTCCCTAGATTCAAATCTACTATAATATGACTTGAACCCAGGACGGATTGCTGCAATAAAAGCCGATAATTCAGATATATTTTTTGGGGCATATTTAGCTACTCTTCCCCGAGTAGCATCTTGTTCAAGCTGGTTTATGCCCATAGTCCAGCCGTTCTTATATACCTCCCAAACCTTGTTATTGCCATCGCACAATTTGATTAGCTCTGGCAATGAGTGTGGTTTAATACCTATCCTTTTATAAATTCTATATATTAGCTCAACCACTGAAACTTTTAACAAATCGTTCTTTAGAAAGCTATATTTTTCAGCCCAAGAGCCATCCATCACGGTACAAATATTTTCTTTAAGCTTGATTAAACCAATTTCTTCACTAATTGGCTCATCATAAATCAAATAACCGCAAGGTGCGATTTTTGCATCACTGATAATTCCCTTATATATTTGGCTTTCTTTATAGAGTTCAATAAACTTTGGATTAATATAGTCTAAAACATCTATTTCTTCTCTTTCTTCTTCTGTTTCTGCGTGCTTAAGAGCCATTTCATATCTATCAATATCCTTGGATATATCATTTGCCATGTCAAAATCAATGCCCTTTGCTCTGGCATAGATTTTCCAAGATGCCTTTGGTCTTGCCGTACCATAAGCAATCATAGGGTATGAATTATCATTTCCAAGAATGTCCTTTTGTGCCTGAGCAAAGATTTCTGGATTTCCGAGATTGAAATCAATATCAGGTAAAGTTCCAGCCTCAAGAATACGTTCTTTAGTAATAAACCTTTCTGGAAAAAGTTTCACCTCTGCCGAAATTCTATCAATAGTAGTAAAACCCAATAGCTTAGAAATGTAATAACTCGGAGCACTACCACGTGAAGTTAGTGTAATGTGACCACCGTCTGCTATCCCCTTTTTAATAATCTCATAATCTAATAGGAAATAGTCTGCCATTCCTGTTTCAATAACCGTATCGACCTCAGTCTTTATCTCTTTTTCATATTTATTCCACTTAGTCCTTAGAACATTCTCTTTTTCTATCTGCCATTTCTCGTTGACTAAATCAATAAAGATTTGATTCTTTTCTTCCTGTTGTTTTTCAGGATATAAAGTAGGAAGTTTAATATCCTTGTTAAAAATCCTACTTTGATATTCTTCAACTTGCTCAAAAACCATCGTATTATCTAGCGCCTCTTTTATTTGGGCATCTGTCAACGCTCCTTGCTTTTGAAACCTTATGAATGCTTCTTCATAGGACGGAAAATCCATATTCCAGCCAACTTCATCTTCATATTCAATGTTTCGAGACGCAAGGAAGTCGTCTCTTTCTTGTGCTTGTTGCGAATAAATATAATGACTATCCATACCTGCTATTATATTTATCCCATACCTATTGCTAAGGTTTATAATTCGTTTATTTAATTCAGCTTGACGCTTTATATCATGATTTTGCACTTCTAAGAAAAAATTATTTCCAAAGTGGCTATAAATATCAAGAAAAATTCTTTCATAATCATCATACTTCCAAAGTCCTGCGATGCAAGCACTAGTTACCCAAACAGAATTTTTGTCAAGTGTAAATAGTAATTCTAAATCTATTCTAGGCTTATAGTAGAAGCCATCAATGCTGGCTTGCGATAAGATTCTATTAATTCCTTTTCTTCCAAGTTCGTTTTTAGCAAGCAATACTATATGTGAGTTAGTAGCATCTTTTTTATCATCGACCACTATGGTTCTATCTTTGACTATGTAAGCCTCTGTTCCAAATAAAAACTTTAGCCCATTTTCTTTTGCCAGTTCATATGTTTCAATATAGTTGCCCTGATAACCGTGTTCCAATCCGCTTAATACTGTTTGCCCTAACTCAACTACCCTTTTTGCGTAATCAAACGGAGTTACAGCCGAATCTGGCGTAATTATATTGCTATAGTGTGTATGTTTATGATAGTTTACATAGTTTTCCATTTTTATCTCCAAGTGTTACTAAAAATTATTAAAATACTTACAAGAATTTCTAACCGAGCAAATAAAAGCGCAGAAAAACTTATTTTTTTCAATGTCCAAGGGACGCCAGTCTTTCTCTTTTTGTATATTCTCAACAGTTTCAATAAACCACATCGTTGTATTAAGAATATCCATATAGTCAACTTGTTCTTCGTAAATAAAGTTATCTCTAATGAACCAAATTCTTACCTCATTTATTTCTATTTTAGTTTTTAGCCAAAAAGCATAACAATATAATTTCATTTGCCTCATATAGTCAGAAATCTGTTTCTCCAATTGTTTTTTTGTTGTTTTCATCTTGGCAGTTTTATAATCAAATAGTATATATTTGCCAGTTTTTATATCCTTTAAAACTAGGTCTGGTCTTGCTATTGCCATTATATCGGTTGTCATGTCAAAGTCAATGCTATCTTCGATAGAAATAATCTCATAGTTATTTCTATCGAAATCAAACATAGTAAAAAAATCTAATCCAGATTGGTAATATGAGTGTCCTAAATCAACATAGTTATTTGGTGGATATGGTTCTGTTACAAATTCATCATATTTTTTCTTATAATAATCTGCTAAATCCCAAATGTCTATTTCTTTTGCAAAATACTTTTCTAAAACGTGATGAATTAATAGCCCGAATTGTCCGAAAGCATTTTCTACTTTGTTCTCCACATCTATGTATGTTAATTTATATGACTGTGGGCAGTTTTCAAACGTAGTAACACCGCTATAACTAAACCTTATATTATCTGTTATAAATCCAAAGTCAGACATATCAATCCATAAAGAAGTCTTTTTCTTCTTCTTTACTTTCCCTTCTCTTATATTTTGTCATATCTTTATTCCACTTATATCTTTTTGTTCTTTCACTTTCACTTGAATAGAACCTATAGTCGCTATAATTGAAATTCAACATAGCAGTTCCCTGTCTTCCAGTATATCTATTTTTCAATACCTCAACAGCCACATCATATGGGATTGGTTCAGAATCTTTCTTATATCCGCCTCTTCCATCTGGTATACCATCTTTTTCTTTTTGTGTAAACCGCCTAGCAGATACAACATATTGTGCCATATTGGTTAAGTCTCCAGAACCACTAACATCATCTGCTATTAAGTCCGATTGGTTTACACTTACCTTTCTTGGATGAATAACCAAAACAATTAGGATATTGTATGTTTGGGCAATTTTTACAATGTTTACAATAAACTCTTTTTGCTTCTGTAAGGTGCTTGTTAAATCGCCATCACTATCTAAATCCATCATCATTAGGTTATCTAAAATCCATATTCTAGACCCATATTTTCTCGTTACGTTGATGCCACTATCTAAAATATCTTTAGCTTTATTGCTGTTATTATCATAAATCCAAACTCGTCCGTTATACCAATCTGAAATTTCTTTCCTGGCATTGGCATCAATAATTTTTATAAAACCAGTTTTATCTTCTTTAACCTTTTCTTCACCAGCTAGATTTAGGTCAATCCAGCTTCTCAATACTCTCGGGTCTAATTCACCAGAATAATAGAAAATATCATATCCTTGATTTAGTCCTTCGCTTGCAAATATTTGGTTGGCTAAAGACGATTTTCCGCTACCCCTTTTTCCAGTTAGGACAACAACACTACCCATAAGAAATTTATAAACAATGTCATCTAGGGGCTGTAGGTGTGTATATAGCCCATCTGCTTCCTCAAGATTGAATTCGCTAACATCAGATAGGTTCACTACACCTGTTACAGGTATTTCTTGGGCATCATCTAATAGACTAATAATTTTATCTTTGCCAAAGAAATATAAAACCTCATTGGCGTCCTTGCATTTTACAGTTTTCCCATCTTCTGTAACTAGAACTGGTGGCAAATCAACGTATAATGTGCGCCAAGTGCCAAGGCGACTTGCAACTTCTTTTCTAGACTTTACTCCAGCAATATCATTGTCAAACCACAGTATAATTTTATCAAATTGTTCAAGCCAGCTCCAGCACTCTTCAATCCATTTTTTATTTTCGGTTCCACCAGGAACAGATACTACATTATTATATCCAGCCTCAAAAATAGATAGAGTATCAATCTGACCCTCTGTAATTACAAGACTATGCGTTGGGTCAATTTTATTCATTCCAAAAAGAATTGGCTTATTATCATAATTTGGTAAGAACCATTCTTTTGATTCTTTTGCGCTTGGCTTATATGGGTGTCTAAGCTTTACAGTCTCCAAAACATCGTTTTCATTATAAAAGTTCCAAGCAACTTTTCCATCGTACTGCTTCACATCAAAGTAATCTAATGTTTCTGGGGATATTTTTCTCTTAGAAAAATAATTCTCTACAATTAGGCGATTATCATCTGGCGCATACTGTGGGTATTTATACTCTTTTCCTTTTACTCCGCGCTCACCAAACTTATAATCAACCCCAACCTGTTCAAACAATCTTTGTACTGATTCTAGATAGGTTAGATTATTAAAAACCATATAGTGGTCTAAAATACCATATACCTTACCGCAACCAAAACATTTAAAAAAATTGCCCTTATCGTTCCATATAAGACTGGGTGTGTCTTCTGTATGCCATTTACAAAGGCTTTTCAAATTTTTTTCATCAAACTGCTCAAGTGATAGGTCTTTAGCAATTAAAAATGCAGCCCTATCACCCAACTTAACTTTTGCTTCCTCAATTAGTTCTTTTGGGATTATCAAACGTAGCCTCCTTTAATGGGCTATCCACGTATTGGGATAGCCCATTAAACCTATAGTGTTTCTTTAGAATGGAAAATCTTCATCTACCTCATCACTGGAAACAATTTTGGGTGGAACATCCATATTACCACGAGAACCATCTTCTTGCAGAACCAAGTCATAAACAGTCATCTTTGGTGTTTTGCGATAAGCAACCTCTCCATCTTTATTGATATAAGATTCGTTATCGAGTGTTCCCTTCAATAGCACACGAGCCCCTTTATCTAAATCCCTAACTTTCTCGTTAGCCTTGCTAACGAATGAGACAAAGCTCCAATTAGAAAAAATATACTTTCCTTCTTCGTTTCTATCCTTACGGGACGTAGAAAAGTTCACAGAAGAATACTTTCCCTTGTCTTCAACCCTCCAAATTGTGGCATAAGCTTCCCAAAAAATCATTATTTACCTTCATCTTTCTTTGTTTGTTTGTTCTTTTTATCTAGCATAATTTTTAATTCTTTGTTGAGTTTGACTAAATCATCAATGTTTTCAATCCTATTTGGATTTCCATTTGGAACATATTTCGTGAGCACAAGCATAAGCTCTCCATTTTCTGTTCCACCAAGTTCTTTACAAAAGCCAACAATTTCAGACTTTAAAATTGAAGCTCTTTGTGCCTTATCAACATCAGCGTCTTCTTGCATGGAGTCTTCATATCGCTTTGGAGCAATATATACAGCCTCACCACTATTTGCCCAACTAATAATTTGGCGACCACTATCTTCTGTCAATATAACATCGCCCTCAGAATCGAAGATGTGTGTATTATCTTTCTTTTGTGTAGCCAAATTGGTGAGCTGGTCTAACAAAAACGTTACTGTAAATTCATATTCAACTCCTTCTCGTTGTTTTGCACCAACTCCAAGCTTCTTTACGGTTGTTCTACCGCCCTCAGTTTCCATTGAATACTGGTCTTTACCACGCATTGTTGCAATAATATGAATAGGCGAATCTGCAATCTCAAGAATAAACTTATCGTGGCGTGGGGTTACCTTGCTCCAAGCTTGATATGTACCACCTGCTTGCTGGTGTAGTTCAAGAGCACCGCCCTTGCCTTCCCACTCGTGAGATGTGCTGTCAATAATTAGAATTGGATAGTTTAATTTTACAATCTCTCTAATAAGGTCAACATATTTTTCTGGTGTATATGGTGCGTCTAAATCTACAATATCATAGTCAAACTCATTTGCGTAATAGTAACCACGCTTTTGTTCTGTATTTATTAGAACGATTCTGCCATTTTGCTCTAGCCCAATCTCTTTCAGTTTTTCAAGCATGCCAGTTGCTAGGCGCAGTGCAGAATATGTTTTTCCGCTACCGCTAGCTCCCATCAAAGCAACCTTAGACCAAATCTTTTCTCGTACAGCTTTCTTAATATTAATTTCTGTTGCCATTCTTCTCCTATTAGCTTGTAATTTTCTTCATTGTTTCTAAGACCCTGCTTTCATAAGAGGCTCCATCATTTTCAATGTAGAAGTCGTAGTTGATATCCTCTGGTTTTGGTTCACCAGCTAAAGAGACATAAATTCTCTTTACATTTTCATTATCTTTTGCAATAATGCTATAAACCTCATTGCTACATCCATGTAAAATTAAAACAGTTGTTTTATCATCCTTTTCTAATTTGTGAATAAGCTTATTGGTATATTCTAGCTCAAAATTAAATGTTTTGTCAAGCAATTCCTTAAGCTCATCAATAAAGCTATAGAACTGTGCAGTCCGTTTCCCGTCCCAACCAAAATTTTGTCTTGTAACAAATGACAAATAATTTTTGCTGTTACCATTCCAAGTCCAAAATTCATTTTCCTTTACTACCTTATTGAAGGTATTTTTACTTTCGCTATCTCCATATAATGCGATAATTACTTTTTTCATGCAGTCTATTCCTTGTCAGTTTTTTATAATATTAATCACTTGTTGCCATTTTTTCATGGCAATTATCACAGATAACACTTGTTTGTTCTTTACCAAGAACAAATTGCCCACAAGAAGGGCAGACAAATTTTGATAGGTTCTTTTTCTTTTCTTTTGGTACTTTAACAACTCCTTGGTATTTTATAAGTGCAAACATTTTTAAAAACTCTTCTGCTATTTTGTCGAACTTTCCATCTGGGACAATATAATGATTTACCCTTCTGCCAGTTTCTTTCCCATCTGGTCTCCCCGTATCGGAAGGATAAAGACCTATATCTTTCATCATCGTAGCCCATTCAATATTATGATATTCAGATTTTGGAGGGCTATCACCCATGATAAATTGTTTAAAGTGAACCATTTCGTGTGCTAAAGTTGAAAGCACCTCTTTATTACTTCGATTTTTAAACTCTTCTGGATTCAATGAGATTTCACATATTTTTTCTCCTGTTTCAACATTGATAAACGAGTCACGATGGAAGGAACCAAAGTTGCCATGCATCCTTTTAAGTGTTATTAGCACACTTGGCAATTCTCCAAAAAAGAGATTTTTGTTTAGGTATTGATATGCCTTATCATATATTCCGTATGTATCTTCCGTAATCATGTCTATATATTTTTCTCCATTCTATTTTATATCTAGCAATTTACATAGACCAGATATTAGTCTATTTCTACGAGCCAAACTGGTTTCAATGCTGGCAAGCTTATTTATTACCTCTAGCTGTTCATCCGTTGGCTTTACTGCTGTAATATTAATTTCACCATTTCCCTTGATATGAATCCAAGGTACTGCAACGTCCTTATTAAGGCTCTTTGCTTCCATATAATTATAGTGTATAGCTGTTAGCATAGCAGATGATTCGCTTTTACTAGCTGGATAAAGCTCACCTATTGGCGTCAGCCAAGCCTCATCCCAACATTTCATTTCATTTGGTGTAACTGGAAGCCTATAATTTCTAAGATAATAAATTTCAAGCCTGTGTCCGCCAAACACTGTGTCTTCCACATAGAACTGTTCTATTAAATCAACAGACGAAAATGCACTTAGGTTACTTGCCGTATCGCTAGTTCCCCAATAAAAAATATCTGGATTATCTTTATCTATTTTTATCAGAAATGGATATCCAGCTAGTGCCACTATGCACCACAACGCCATGTTTTCCAATTTATTTTCTTGAACCATTTTATCCTCTTTTTCTCAAAGTATATTATATATTATACCATATAACAAGTGTAATGTCAAGTTGTTTTGTAATTTCTAATAAAAATCTAATTTATATATATGAATGAACTTGACAACATATTATCATATGTTCCAATAATTTTGTATGTACCAATCCCAAGATTTTTATTAAAACTAACCTTATTTTTAGTAATTTTTATTAAGTCTGAGTCGCCATCAATTTCAAACTTAGATTTTGAAGCAATATCTTCACCCTCACTATCATATACTATCATATAGATACTTACTGGCAAGCATTTTTTATCAATATGAAGATGCCTTGGACATGTAACGATATGTTTTTCCATTTTTATTCTTCCCAAATTTCTTCGTCTATTGTTTCAAATGGAATTATTTTTTTGGGCGCATATTTTTCTGCTATCTTCTTATAGTATTCTGACTTCCTACAAAGACGATTATTTTCCTTTTTTAAACTTGAATTTTGTTTAATTGCAGGGTCTAAATATTCAATTATTCTTTTCTTTGCGCAATTGATGTCACTTCGTTCAAGCTCTGTCGGAAATACGTTATTGTCATAATACTCTTTTACACTAATTAAATTATTAATTAGATTCTCTAGTTCTTTTATATAGAGCGGTGAACCAATTCTATCCATATTTACCTCTTCATGTTTTATAGATTAAATATAACATATTTCCTGACAACTGTCAATGCTTATGTATTAGAAATTTATAATATTCCTAATCTGTAAGTGATATATAATTTCCAGATTCATCAACAGCCATAATCCGTGCTTGTTTTATGTCTTTATTGTGCTTAGATGCATCCTCAATCAAATCTCTAATTTTATCAAATATCTTTTGTTCTATCTTTTCAAATTCTATTTTTTTATTATTATGCTCTTTTCTATTGGACATAACTAAAAGTTTGTGTGCTTCTTTATATTCATCAAATTGTTTTTCTAAATCGAAGCTTATCATTTATATCTCCTTTTTTATAAAACTAAAAATATGTGTGATAACGTCTGTAGTCCAAGAATTGCCTATCCGAAAATATCTTTGTGTGGTTGAAACACCGGAAACATTCGTAAAATTGTCTGGCAAGGTTTGTAACCTTTCTGATTCTATTGGGGACAGCTTTTTTATATAACCATAAGTAACAGTTTTGTTATTTTCATTCTCATCTACAATCACAAAATCTACTTTATCTCCAAGTTTGAATTGTTCACTACCGGTTGGTTTTTGGAAAAATACTTTCCTGTTCCTATTCAAATCCTTATATGATGAAGTATATCCATAAAATTCAATGCCTATATTTTTATTAAGTGTTTTAGTTTTCAGTGGAACAGCAACCTTATGACCTTCTCCCTTATTCGTGCCTATTGTTCTGCTTTTGTTTCTATTGACAGAATAAACATAGCCATTTATCCCCCTGCCAGATGGGTGCATATTTAGATTACCAATATTATCACTGGATAATGTCTCTTTTTCTAGCCCCAATAGTATATCTTTGAGATAAATGTGCTTATCCTTTGGCTCTGTAACATCAGGTATGTTTGTCCAATACATCCTTTTCCTATCCTGTGCCGAAACCAATGCTGAATTAATCAAAATTGGTTCAACATTCATATGGCTGGTTATTATATTTTGCCAATCAGTTTGCATTTTCACATTTTCAAGAAGAAAATATTTAGGTTTATAATAATTCAATATATTTATATACTCAAAAAATAGCTTGCTATTGTTGTCATCAAATCCTAATTTATTACCAGCACTAGAAAATCCATTACATGGGCTACCTCCAATTAACATATCAATTTTAGGTAATTCCCAAGCTTTCCAGTTTGTTACATCGCCCAATTGTATAATGTTTGGATAGTTAGTGTCAGCTATTCTGATTGCATACTTATTTATTTCAGATGAAAAATAATTGTTAACCGGTATACCAGCTCTTTCAAGCGCAACCATACCAGCACTGATGCCATCAAATAGACTTAAAACGTTTAATTTTTTCATTGTATCTCTCTCCTCCCCCATATGTGGTGTATAATATATGTTTTATACCCAATATATGGGTGTATTTTTTAGATAAAACTGTTATTTTATTTACTATTAAAAAATTGGTAATTCATTGCCATAGCCACGTGAAATATCGCATCCTAATTATCTAGCAATAATGCGCCATCACATATTAATTTTTTATTTCTGTTATTCTCTAAAAACATTAAAGCCCTTTATTTTGTCTCCATATTCTATAAGTTGATATCTGCTTTAGAAATCTGACGACATCCAATATAGATTGCGTAGGGTTATAGCTTACTAACAAGTGAACATGGTCTTTGTCAACTTCCATTTCTATTATCTTAAAAATTTTTTCTTCTGCAATATCACTAAATATTTGCTTAATTTCATTGCCATATTTAATCAATAACTGCTTGCGATATTTAACGACAAATATTAAATGCGACATTAAGAGATATTTTGAATGGTTTCTTGAGATATAATCCACGATTTCCTCGCCTGTACTCTCTTCATCTTGTTAAACTTCGGTATAGGTTTCAGGGCAATTTTAATTCCTTTGGCATCCATTAATATTGCATAGCCTGTTGACATTCTACCTTTAATGAAATATTCTTTGCCCAAATATCTTACCTTGTCAAACTTCCTAAATCCATGTGTTTTCCCTGTTGGGATTCTTTGTTCTGACCTTACACCTTTTGTTTGTTGATAATCTCCATCGGTTACACACTTCTTGAATATTATATTTGTAGTTTTAAAATCAACACTTATTAACCCTTCTTGCCGAATATTATTCAAACATGCAATGGCTACGGCATCATAATAATGTTCTTTAGGCAAGTTCATCATCTGTCGATGCTCTTTAGTTATAAAACCGAATGTTTTTTCTGCTTTTGGCAATAGCTTTAATAGTTGAGTTCTTATACTATTCATTTGTGTTGCATGTTTTAATTGACCTTTAATTTTCCCGTTCTTTTTCAATGATATTTTTCCATCATGTAAATCATCATGGCAAGTCTTGCACAACACAATTAGGTTTTCTTGCTCGTCTGAACCGCCATTCTTTCTAAAAACTATATGATGCACTTCTAGTCTATTATCTTTACTTTTTCCTTTACAATGTTGGCAGGTATAACCATCTCTACTTAGCACATATGCTTTAGTATTAGCAAAACCATAATTAGTTCCTTTTTGATAAAGCCATTTATTATTTAATACTGCTGGATTTTTTAAAGCATGTGGGTCAAACGTTGCTGTTTCTATTATTATATTTTTAATAGGCATTATTGATTTTACAAACTCAATTTCTTTTAAATGTGAGTTAATTTTACTTGTCATTGTAGGAGAAAATCTATCTTTTTTAATACTATTTTTTCTATTATCAAATCTAGGTTTTCTGTATCTAGTTTTTCTATTTCTTCTAGTTCTTCTATATTTAGCTCTTTTATCCATTTTGTCAGATATATCATTTCTAATTTCTATTTCTGACATGTAAAATACTTCGTTTTCGTCATTTACTACTGCACTGCCTATTTTACTACTACCAGTATCAATTCCTAAAGTTAAATCTTGTATATAGTCTGTAGCTTGATATAATAATTTAATTGTAAATGGCGTTCTCTTAATACATTTTGCCTTACCTTGCTTGAGTAATAATCTTGCAATTACTGGCTTACATGGCATTAAAGGTTTGCCATCATAGTTAATTACATAAACCATAAAATCAGTCCTTTCTGATAAATACTTTACCTTGCAGTAAGTTATGCGTATCTATATACTATTACCATACATAGAATCCGACTTCATCTCGACAATGATAAAATAGCTTACATGTATATCACACCGAACCTTACCTCAGTTCTACTTAATGATATACGATAGAGCAATGGTCTGATGCGTCAACCATGGGTATCATAACTGTTCTATCGTAGCATAGATTTCTCTATGCTTAGTCTGGTGAACTTAGGCTTTTGAAGCCACTACCCTTTAGGGTAGTTGGTAGTTCACTTGTATTCTAGTTGATAAATCAAGTATACCACACTTAAGCGCCATTGTCAATAGTCACCATCTTTTTCATCCTTGTTCCACTTAATTAGATTCCTTATGTATATGGCTGCATATGCTATAACACCAACTAATAACCCATATTGTTTTAACATCAGAGCATACCATATCCATAAAACTTGGTTTAATAGTCCTAGAACAAACCCTGCCTTATTCTTGTTTCCAATTAGCCACAATGTAACCAAAGAAATTATAGATAAAAGATAGCTAAATTCATTTAAATAATTGCTCATATTTTTCCACTTATCACTAGATATTTTTGTCGTCCAGGTTGACTAGTTATAGTAGCCAACTGATTTGCCTTTTATTCCCATCAATATTCAAGGCAGTCTGTTCCTTGCAGCCACTCTTTGCGTACTTCGTGGTAGTTCACTCATACGCCCCGTTAGCCCAGCCTCGCTCCTACCTGCGGATGGATAGACTTTTCCCTGATGTTTGCTCAATCATAACCAGACGGGGTGCGCAGTCAGGGTGCTTAAGCGTGTCTGGTCTCCAGTCAATTGAGTTTTACTCAATTTAGTGGAGGTATAAGTTGTTGCCCCTTATTCGTTGCGAACTATTCGGGGCTGTCTCGTTGCTAAGTTCAGTCTTTATCACGGCTCACATCCAGCAATCCCTACCATGTGACCCTTCTCCTTCACCGTGAGACTGTCATGCGTCAAGACCTTTTTTCATAACTTATTCAGCATAATAGTATCAGGATGATTTTTAACAGACGTTCCATCAAAATCAAATTCTTTGTTAGCAACCGCAAAACAGTCTGCCACGAAGCTATGAATTTCAATTAAATCAGTTCCCCAGTCAGATAACAAATATACCTGTAATAGTTTTTCGAGAAAATCATCGGTAAGCAATACTCGCATCTTTTCTTTTTGTTCAGCACAAAATTTTTCGTATTCTTCTTTTTCTTTTGTAATTTTATTATTTCCCATATCTATCCTCATAATGTAACTATACATATAGTATATCATATATTTTTCTAAATGTCAAGTAAGTTTATGTTTTTTTATATAAGAACTT